CCCCACCGAAGAGTCCCGCGATCCCGCCACCCCCACCACCACCAAGAAGGGAGCCGAGTATTGGCACGTTGCCCAAGCCAAGCTTCAGAGCATTAGTGGCGAATCCGGCTGCACCGGTTCCGGCACCAATACCCAGGAAACCGGTGATGTCATCGAAGAGCTTCAAGAACTTAGTGGCTACGTCATCCAGCTTTCCGGCCGCGTCGGCCAGGGAGGGCATGAGCCGTCCCTGAGCTTGAGCAGCTGCGCCCTGAGCCTGCTGCTGCTGCTGGTAGGGGCCCCACAGACCGGCCTTCTTGAGTCCCCCTGGCGTGGAGATGTCGGGCATGCCCTGGCCCTTGGATGCGCGCTGGGCCTTCACCCGGACGTAGTTCTCAAAGGCTTGGTAGCCCGGACTACTGGGATCACCGAACACCTGGGAGGCCCATACGGCGGCCGGGGCGCCGGGCAGGAATGACTGAGCGACTAGGTCCGCGGAGGGCAGGCCACCTGGCCAGATGCGGGTGATCAGCTGGTCGTAATCCTGCTGGGTGCCCTGCATCTGGCCACCCGGCCGGATGTTTATGCCGCGAGCCTGGAGGAAGTTGACCGTGCCCGGCTGCTGCATCTGCTGGAAGGTCTGCATGGCCTGGACCCGGTTCACACCGGTCAGGCCAGAGATGACGTTGGCGCCGCCCTGAGCGGCTGACCAGTTTTGAGTGCCTGGTTGCAGACCCAGCTGCTGCATGGCAATGGACTGAGCCTGGATGAAGTCCTGGTAGTTCTGGGCCCCGAAGACCTGGTTGGGTACCTGCATGAGGCTCGACCGGGAGCCATAGCCCATGGCCTGACCCAGCTGGCCATAGGCCGCACCCTGCATTGCAGAGGTAAGCGGGCCCTTCTGTAGCCAACCGGCGATGGCGGCCGGACCTGACTGGCTGGCGTTCTGGCCACTGAAGCTCGGCTGGCCACCGGGGGGACCGGCAGGAGGAGCGCCGCTGGGAGCGGGTGTGGGAGGCGCACCAGGAGGAGCGCCGCCAGGCGCGCCAGGCCCACCACCAGCCGGGCTCGGTCGACCACCCCACCAGTTGCCAGCCCCCGGGCCCCCAGGGCCAGCAGGAGGAGCGCCACCCCCAGGGCCACCAGGGGCGCCACCACCTGGCGCCGCAAAGGGAGTCGGGCCCGCCATGGGTGTCCAGGACGTGACCGGCGTCGGCGGCGTGGGCTGCTGCATGACCGGGAAGGGAGGTGCCTGCTGCCCGTAGTTGGGCATCCCGGCCACATTGGCGGCCGAACCAGTCTGAGGGTTCGGAGCGCTACGTCCCCGCCACTGCGAGCCCAGGGTGATCCCTCTGCTACCAGGCGACGGCGCGGGGCCGCCTCCTCCTCCACCACCAAGTCCGGCGCCCCCGGCACCGAAGAGAGTGGATGCCGCCTGCCGGATGGAATCGAACCGGTTGAGGACTCGCTGCAATACCGAATCGGTAGTGGTACCGAAGGTGTTGACCTGGTTGGTTATCTGACTGAATGCGCTGGCGACGTTTTGCAGCGAGGCCGCGAAGCTATCGGGACCGGACTTATCCAGTATCGACGTGCCGTACCCCTGCTGCGGTGGCAACCCTACCTCCCACTAAGACAGACCTGGACCCAGTGCTTGCGCTCGTAGTACGGCATCTGCTTGATCTCCGTCAGGCTCCAACCTGGGAACCGCTCAGAGATCCGCTGGTACTGGAGGTAGAGAAGCTCGATGGACGTGAGCCCATCAGCGAAATAAATCGATCAAGCTGAGCGTGTACTTGCCCTCCTTGCCACATGAATAGCACGTCACCACCTCCTCCAGCTGCGGACCAGGTTGGGCTTCAGCCATGGCCTGGATGATCTTGTGGCGGTCTGCCATGCCCATCTTCTGGGCGACGGGAGGGATGACTTCGTTGCCGTCAAGCCTGCGAACACAACGGTCGATGGTGATCGTGGTCTCCTCAGGGAGGGTGCGATCCTGCCCCGCCAGTTCCAGCTGTACGTCGCCGGTCATGAGCGCCACGGTGACCTGGTGACCGTTACGGAGTGGCACCTCGATCTCCTGGTCCCGGGGGTTGTCGAGCTTCCTGACATCCAGGCTGTCCAGCTGGATGACCACCCCGAAGGTCTGTCCGCAGAACTGACAGGGGAAGTCCGTCACCTCCCAGTCTGACCCGAAGGTCAGTATCCGGATGGCCAGGATCAGTGCGGAGCGGTCACCCACCAGGAGCTTGTTCAGAACCGCTGGAGGCACCGGGTCATAGGGACCGATGGCTTCCACCGTGCGCCGCAGGATGAGATCCATCAGCTTGGCGACATTCAGGGTGCTGCGTAGCTCCCTGGCCATCGCCTCCTCGTCGGCGCCGTTGATCTCGCGGATCCGTGCCTCTGTCCACAGTTGACCGTCAGTATCGAGCAATCCACCCGGCATGGTGGCGAGGTTCGACGGCTGTACCTCAAAGAGAGGCAGAGGCTGGGATTGCGGAGCAGTGAGTTGACGGACGGCCGCGTTGGCTCTGTCCGGATCGATGGTGGGATCGATGACAGCTGCTGGTCGTTCGTAGACGCTCATATCTGGAGTGAGGAGTTGATGTAGGTGGTCTCGTCGTTAGGAGCAACCTGAAGGTTCCAGCCCTCATGGGCCAGGGTTAGGTTCTCGACCAGCACTGCGTTGCCCCCGGCTTCCAGGTCCGACAGCGCATAGCCCATGGGCCAAGCGTTGTACACCTGGAACCGGGCCTTGATCATGGGGGGCTGGTCGACACCCACCGCGAATCCACTGACCGTGAACGGGTGACCAAGGACATCGATGGTCACGCCCACCCTGAAGTTGGTCTGGTTCTGGCCAAAGCCACCACCGGCTCCCACCGCAAAGATCTGGGTGAACCACTCGTAGATCTCGTTCGTGCCCGCATTTTGTGTCGAGCCGGAGGTGGACGCCGGGGTGGAGGCTAGGCCCCGGGTGCAGACGATGGGCCCGAAGTCAGATTGGCCGGGCATCTTTTTCGTCGTCGTGTTGTTGCCGCCTTCCCGGTAGGGAATGACCTCGTTGTTGACCGAGAGGCCGGACACAGCCATGAAGCCCATCCGAACCAGTGTTGTAATTGCCGGGTGGTTAATCCGAACCCAGAAGCGGAAGTTGCGGAGGGGATCAGAGTTAAGAGGGCGAGTAGTAACTGGCATGGTGGCCTCCTTTAAGCCGTAGCGGTGACGGTGGTGCCGCCCGCCCACTGGCCAATAGAGATGACGATGAACTCGGCCGGATCCTGCAAGGCGACACCGACCTCGACGTTCACGATGCCCTGCTGGATAGAGGTCTGGGTGTTGTTGCTGGCGTCACAGGTGACGTAGTACGCCTCCGCGTCGGTGGTGCCGCGCAGGCCACCGGTATGCCAGAAGCTCGACAAGAACTGGGACAGGATGGACGAGATCTGGTTCCACAGCACATAGTCGTTGGGCTCAAAGACCGCGAACCGAGTCATCTGAATCAGCTGAATCCTCAAGTAGATGAGGGTGCGTTCGACGGGCACGTACCTGGTGATCAGGTAAGGCGACAGCGTGCGGGCGCCCCAGATCACCACCCCGGAGCCGGGGATAGAGACCAGGCAGTTCACGTTGGCCTGTGTCAAGACGCCCTGATCGGAGTTCGTTAAGTTGCGCTCCAGGCCATAGACACCGAGAAGGCTGGCACCCACCCCAGCTGGTGCCTTGGCCACCCCCCGGCTGGCGTCGGTGGAGATATAACGACCGACCACGAAGCCGCCCGGAGGAACCAGACGTGTCCGGCCCTGGACCGGGGAGAACGGATCTCCGATAGCAACCTGAGGATAATAGACCGCAGCGTGGGCAGAAGCCGCGAAGTTGGCCACATAGTTGACCATGTCCGATGGCACCAACCCAGGTGGAGGATCAACGACCAGGAACAGATCACCCCGGGACTCGGCGTAGCCGGTGATCGTGCCTACCGTACCGACATCACTGAGCCCGGGTACGTTGAGGACGAACGGCTGATCCGGATACTGATCCAGCAACGTCATAGCCGTCGTGATGTTCTGGAAGGTGATCTGTGAACCGTCACTACCACCAGCCAGGTGGACAGAAGAGGTGGTGTCCGACGGGTTGTTGGCGGGCGAGGTGGAGCTTGAGCCCAGATCCAGTAGCTCGATGTAACTCGACCCGGTGAAGGGACTGTTGACGATGTCCGGTGCATAATTGTTCACGCCGTTGATGTTGGAGCCCGGGGTCATGGATAGGTTAGCCCAGGACTCCACGATGTTGGACTGCCCAGACCCCATGTACTTCACCACAATCGTAAAAGTGTTGTTGTTGGGGAAGGGCTTGGGGAGAGTCCCGTCCAGGATGTCGATGTAGATCTGACTGCCCCAGGCGCCAGGGTTGTCGGCCGAGATCATCATCGTCTGCTGTGGCGAGGAGTTGCGATCCTGGAAGGTGTAGCTGGCGGTCGCGGGACCGGCGCTATCTGAGGTAGCCCGCGTAGCCCGAACGCACAGTGCCTGTGATCCACCGGCCGAGAAGTACGAATACACCGCGAGGTGCATAGGACTGGGCATCTGGTAGTTCGGATTTGCTCCGGCGGCATAGCTGGTGCTGAAGAGCGCAGACTCAAAGCCTCCGAACTGAGAGGTGAAGTCCTTCCACGAACTGACCGTGGTGGGAAGGGTTGGGCCACGCGGTGAGTCAGCGATGAACGCCGCCGCTGCCACCCCTGGGCTCGTAGAGACAAAGGTAGGGTACGGTGACGTATCTACGTAGACACCGGGGCGGGTTAGGGTCGCCATATCATTCTCCTGCGTC